TTTCAATGATGTCGGCAGTTTCACGAACAATCTCCTGAGCGAAGGGACTTTCGATGATGAGCTGCCGGATGTTGTTTAGAGCAATGCGAGCCTGATCTTGACTGTTTGCAACAGTAACAACGTACCAGCGTTCTCCTTTTCTTACTTTACGACGATATTGTTCTTCTAGGACGAAACACATATAAATGCAGGCGATGGCCGCCATGAGCGTCTTGCCTGAGCGTCGTCCAAGAGCCCACACTGCATGCGACTTGCCAGGCTGGAAAAATTCGTCAAGAATGACGGCCTGTTTAGGAAACAGTTCTAAATTCAGCGCGTGTTTGGCAAAGTCTGAACAGCGAAGCATTAGAGCAAGGAGGCAATGGGAAGCAAATGATGCTTAGGAACAAAGAAGGCCGGACGGCCTTTAACGTATTCTTGTTTCCATTGTTTCTTCATGGCATCTTCACTTTTTATCCAACCATGGACAAGAGTCTGACGATTTTCAATGGTCACGAGAACAAATATTTTTCCTGGCTTTTCATCTAGTTGCACCACTAAATCATAGTAGTGGCGAGCGCGAGTTTTAACATCGATATTGGGAGGCAAGTCGGCGGAGCCTCTTTTAGCCATGGTCTCTTGGTAGAGGAAGTGTTCCATGTCGAGCAATGCCGCCACGGCCATTTCGCCAGCGGCACCGAGGAGGTGAAGGCGAAGGGCTTCGTTTCCTGAGGCTGGGCCATTGTTTCGGCCTTTGAGGCCGAGAGCGGAATTAACTGCTTGACGGCGATGGGCTTCAACGTAAACGGCTTTGCGCTGGTCGTCGCTGAAGGCAAATTGCAGAGGGCTAGCCATACTGGCCATAGCAACCGAGCCAATGTAGCCAGCTTTTAGAATGAAAGCAATACATAATGGCCTTAAAAGATTCTGATGGACAACGAAGCAGTGGATTTAGGACATGTAGGAGCCGGTGGTATTCGCGCCGATGGTCTACAGAACGTGCTCATTGGCATGGGCACCAGCCGGGACAAGGGGCAATATACGAAGACCACGGCTACAATTTTCTTGGCTCAAGAAGAGCTGGAGAATTTGTATGGCGAATGGCTTCCTCGTCGCATTGTTGACATTTATGCTGACCAGGCCACTCGGAAGGGCTTCAAGGTATTGTTTGGCGGCGATGGCGTTAGAGCCGAAGAAGTGCAGGGTATTGAGCAAGTAATTGAAGATTTATACATTCTTGAGCATTTAAATTTGGCTGCTAAGAATGCCCGCCTTTATGGCGGAGCATGTTTGCTGCTGTTCATTGATGATGGTCGTCCGGCTTATATGCCAGTTGATAAACGAAACATTCGTCGCATTGAAGAAATTGAATGCTTGGACCGTTGGCAAATTGCACCAGTCATTAGCGAAGAAAATCTATATGACTATTCAAAGGCAACGTACTATCAAATTATTTCTGGCGATTTAATTAACGAGCCCACGTTGTCATACATTCATAAGGATAGAATTTTACGTTTCGATGGGGACTGGCTGCCTTATCGCGTGAGGCAGCGTAATTATGGCTGGGGCATGAGCAGCCTTCAAACTGTTTACGACAGCTTCCGGCATTATTGGACTGGCTTGAATTCAGCAGCTACGTTGCTCACTGAATTTGATATTTTTGTTCATAAAGTGAGAGGGCTTGCAGCGATGCTGGCGGCTGGCAAAGAAGGAGCCGTGCGTGATCGTTTGCAAGTGAATGATATGAGCAAGAGCATTTATCGCGGCTATGCGATTGATGCGGAGAAGGAAGAGTTGGAGTTTATTAGTCGTAATTTTGGCGGCATTGGAGAAGTGCTAGAGAAGCTGCGCGTGGATATTATTGGCGCCAGCAAAATTCCTCATACTGTCTTATTTGGCGAAAGCCCGAGTGGGCTGGGTTCCACTGGTCGTAGTGAGGAGCGTGATTTTGCCAAAACATTGGCCGATTATCAGAGCGTTCATTTCAAGCGGCCCATCAAAAAGCTGATGGAGCTGATCATGCTGAGCAAAGAAGGTCCGACGAACGGAAAGCTGCCTGAGTCGTGGCGCATCGCCTTTAATCCATTGTTTGAACTGAATGAACGGGAAATGGCGGACGTGCGGGCGCGTGTGGCGGCCGTGGACGGCCGTTACATCCAGCTTGGCGTGCTGAGTCCCAAGGAAGTAGCAGATGCCCGTTATGGCGGTTCTGAGTGGAGCATGGAACTTACGCTCGATCCGTCTGTCATTCGTGAACTGCCTATGCAAGGAGGAGGACAGAAGACAGGTGGTTTCGCAGTGCCGCCTGGCGGTCGTGATCCTATGAACGAAGAGAATGGCACGTTGCCGATGGACGGCAGTCGGGAAGTAGAAGATTCGGCTGGATTGTTCCTGCCTCGTGATTTAGAGGAAGTACGTGGCGATGTGGAATTTACTGATAAGGAACTACACAAGCAGGCCATTGCTTCCGCAAAGGCCAAATTTAAAACGTGGCCTAGTGCAGTGGCCGGAGCTTACGTTACGCAAAAATACAAAGATTTGTACAAGCGCAAGCATGGCTCAATGGAAGGTGCATTTAAAGGGAAGAAGACTACGGCCGAATACTTCAAGGAAAATAATGATGCTGCTCAACCATTGAGAACCAGCGGCTTGGTCCTTGGCGACGTGGACGAAGCTTCGTTGATTTCTGAAGAAGACATCAGCGCTGCATTGAACCAATGGAAAGAAGAGGCTCCGGAACGATTTAAGGACATTCTGGAGGCCGAGGATGTCCAGCCTTAATCCTCTTTCAGAATTCTCCGCTTCCATTGTTCGCTTTGATGCGGAATGGAGCTACGACCCAATTAGCGGACGTTATCGCGGGGTAAATGGACGTTTTCTTTCTCAAACCGCTGTGGAGGCTTTAGTCGATGGTCGCATTTCTAATCTTGGTCGGCTCCTACGCCGTTATACAAATATGCTTGATCGTGGCGATATCACGCTGGATCAGTGGCAAGAAAGTGTTCGGCAGGCGCTGAAGCTGGCTCACACGCAAGCTGCAATGATTGGCAGCGGCGGGCGTAATAGCATGACACCAGTTGAATGGGGCCGCATCGGCCAAAGACTTCGTGCTGAATACCGTTATCTGGAGGTTTTTGCTCGCGATTTGTTGGCCGGTAGTGTATCTACTCCCATGGCTCTTGCTCGCATTGGGATGTATGCTGAGAGTGTGCGAGGTGCTTACTGGGAAGGCACATCCATGCGTCAAGAAAAGCAAGGATATAGCCTGATGCGGCGCATTCTTGATAGCCAGGCTAAGCATTGCCAAGACTGCCTGGACTATGCAGCACGAGGCATTGTGCCAATTGGTAGCTTGCCGTTGCCTGGGCAACGCTGTGCGTGTCGCTCCAATTGCAAATGTAGGGTAAAGTATCTGCGTCAGCAAGCGCCTGTCGTGGCGGTTTAGTTATGGATGTGTTGATTGGAAGCACCGGCCTGATTGGCGGCATTCTCCAGGAACACCAGCAATTCAACCATTCGTACAATTCCAGCAATCTGCATCGTGCCACGCTGTTAAACGGCACAATTGACAAGCTTTACTTGGCATGTTTGCCAGCGGAGAAATGGAAGGCCAATCAAGATCCGGCAAAAGACTTCTTCAATATGCAAGAAATTGCAGCCACAATTCGGCCATGGGAAGTGAGGGAAATTATTCTCTATTCCACCATTGACATTTATAAACATTCCTTCGGCAATTTGGACTACGGGCGCGTAAGGCGCATTTTTGAGCTACTGGTGAAGGCGATGTTCCCCAACAGCGTTGTAAAAATTATTCGCCTTCCCGCATTGTTCCATAAGCGCATCAAGAAGAACGTTTTGTTTGACCTGCTAAACAATAACAATGTTGAACAAATTAATGGCAATTCCGCCTATCAATGGTACGATCTGAACGATTTATGGCAGGATACTTTGGCGATTCAAGAGGCCGGCATTTACGATTTATTTTCCGAGCCCATTGAAACCCAAGAAATTCTTGATCGTTTCTTTCCTGAAGCTAAAGTGAGTTATGGCTCCCGCATTGACTACCATTGTGGGAGCTATAAGTATCGCAAGGAAGAAATGATGACAAAAATGGAGGAATTTATTAATGCTTATTGGAATTAGCGCCATTGGTTGGAATGAAGAAGAGGAAGAGCAGATTTTGAGCGCAAACGCTGGCGCTTTTAACTTGCTTGAAATTGTTCCCCATCGCATCTTTCAACAGAAGCTTGATTATGCGGATTTAGCCAAAAAGTATAGAGAAGAATATGGCCTATGGACATATTCCGCGCAGGCTTTATTTTTTGGCAGTAATGTACAAAGTTTTGAAGACACTGAAGCCACTCAAGAACATTTACTACGCGTCATTCGTCTTGGCTCCTTTATGGGAATCAAGCGTTTTGTACTTGGCAGCCCTGGCTTACGCAGAGGCAGTCCATCGTTCCTGATGAACGTGCTTCGGCGCATGGATAAGATTTTGGAGGCCAATGACGCCGTTCTCTGCATCGAGCCCGTGGCGAGGGCATTTGGCGGCAAGTATTTTCACACCGTAAGCGAGATTGTCAATTTAATTGACTATTACAATTTGAAAAATGTAAAGACCATGCTTGATACAAACAATGCATGGCTGGAGGGCGATAGCCCAAGAAAAATCTTAAATCATTATCTTCCTTACATTGCTCACGTACACATTAGTGACACGGACAATGGACCATTGCTAAACAAATATGAACACGAGCAAATCAGGAAGATGCTCGGCCTTCATGATTACCAGCTAGGCATTGTGCGTGAATTGTTCAAGGCGAAAAACCACATGCGTGAATATCCGCTGTTCAGGCAAATCTATGCTTGATCAATGATTGCTTGAATGTGATTCTTGATGGCATAGATGCCTTGAATCTTGCCGGTAAAGATGGAGACGAAATTATCCCGTTGCCGGTAAACAGGCATGCGATTGGCGCTCTTGTCTTTAATTTTGGCCTTGGTAGAACACACTGGCGCCACTGGCCTTAAATACAAATCAAAGTCTGGCCAATATTGTTTTGCATGGTCTTCCATTCTTGAGCGATGGAGATTGTAATCATGGTCAATGTAGCCGTCAAGAGGAGAAGCACTTTGGGACAAAATGCCATGCTTAACGTGGCTTAATGACATAAGTCCCTCGCCATAGGGATAGAGCGAGAATAATTCTCCATCAATATAGGTGAGGGCGCCAAAAGGAAGAGGACGTTCAATGGTATAAAGCATCATCATGACGCGCTCAAAGAAGCAATTTTCTTCTGGTTCTAAAAGGAAATTGTTAGTGCAATCAAGCACTAAATCATAATCTTGCTGCAAAAGCGGCAGTTCGTTGGGGGCAATTTCTTCGTTTACTACAAATGGAGAAAGGAGGGCTTCAAAATATTCGCTAGCTAACAAGGGATTGATGAATTTTTCTGGCGTTGCAATGGCGCAGGAAGTTTTGTCTAGCCATGGCGCATGGACCACGCGGTGGGGCCATCCGTCAAAAATTGTCAAGACAGTTGTATCGTCCAGCAGGCTTTCGTCTTGTGAAACGGCGTATAAATTCTCCGAAATGTCTTCAACAAGATGATTGTAGTCTTTCAAGAAGGCATGGAACGTGGTGCGACACAATTGCCGTGTCTTTCCATTACGCGCATAGTGGTAGCCGTAGTGCAGGCGATTTTGATTGATTAACGATGCTTCGCTAATTAAATGATTGTTACGTTCATAAATTGTAATATTGTGTTCTTTACTGAACTCCCTGGCCAGATGACAGCCCACCCAGCCTCCTCCGATGATGGCAATGTTTTTCATTAGATGTCAAGGCAAAGAACTGGTTGGACGCCCTGCCAATTGCTTTTAGCTTTATAAAGGTCTAGTTGGGGAAAATATTCAATGCGCCGGGCGAAGCCAGTACCATAAACATCTGAATGACCCTGGTAGTTCCATTCGTCAGGACCATGGCGATCAGGATGATAAACGTGCGTAGGCACGTCGTCTAATTTCCAGAGCATGTAGTCCTCATTCGGCACTCCCCATTGTTTCCATCGTTGCAATGCTTCGGGGGAGCAGTCTGTGTTTTTGATGGCCATCAGACGGTCCTTGTGGCGCAGGAGGTAGTCCATGCGATAGAGGCCAACGCTCATGGAGGGCGTACCCTTAAGCGCTACTTTCTCTGGCTGATCCACTGGCAAGGAAAGCGCTAGTTCGTAAAACGAAGGACCAGGAATGCAGGTGTCGTGCAGGAGAAACCAATAGTCGGCTTCAATGTGGCGCTCAACAATTTCAATGAGCGGCGTGTATTCAAAAGAATTTTGCGCCGTCAGGAGCATGGGAATGCCCTCATAGTCGGTAATGGTCAGAGAATCTTGCCAACCACCATTGACAATCAAAACATGATTCTTGGCAATGCCAAGACGCAGCAGGGCCGGAACAATTACGGGCAAAGTATGAGCTGCAAATTTTTGGCAAGTGCTGATGCAAAAACGCATTGACTCTGGCTGCAATCGCATGACTCTCCTGTTGCGCCCATAGTATAAACGCGGCTTATGATGTCGAAGATTCTTGTTTTGTCATGGCAAAAATTTTATACTGTGGTGATGCTTTTGTGGAAACGGGATTTGGCCGCGTGGCTGAAAACCTGCTTCCCGCATTGGCCGAGCACCATGATGTGAGCGTATTAGCCGTGAATTACCACGGCGATCCGCATGAGGAGGCGCGTAAGTACGAAACATATCCGGCCATGCTGCATGGCACCGATCCGTTTGGCTCTCATCGAATTGCGGACTTAGTGCAGCGCATTAAGCCTGATCTTGTGTGGGTGACCAATGACGTGTGGGTGGCCATCACGCTGTGGGACGCCGTAAAAGAACTCAAGGAAAAGCTTGGGTTTAAGTTTTTTGTTTACACTCCCATTGATAGTTACGGCATTTTTCCTGAGCTGCTGACTCCGATTGACGCCTGGGATGGCATTGCCACTTACACCGAATTTGGTGCAGAAGAAATTCGTAAGATTGGCTACAAGAAGGAAGTGGGCATCATTCCCCATGGCACTGATTTCACCAAATTCTTTCCACTAGACAAGGAAGAATGTCGGGAAAGCTTGGGCGTACCACAAGATGCCTTTATTGTTTTCAATGGCAACAGGAACCAGCCACGTAAACGCATCGACTTGACAATTAAAGGCTTCATTAAATTTGCCAAAGACAAGCCTGACGCACGTTTGTGGTTAAACATGGGCAGCAAAGATATGGGCTGGGATTTGATTCCATTGTTCAAACGTGTGGCGCGTGATGAGGGGTACGATGCCACTGGTAAGCTCATTTTGACAAGTCCGCATTTCTCGACTGCCAATTGTTTGACTGTTGAGCAATTGAACATGGTCTACAACTCCGCTGATATTGGTATTAACACTTGCATTGGTGAGGGTTGGGGACTTGTCAATACTGAGCATGCTGCAGTTGGCGTGGCGCAATTAGTACCAGACCATACAAGCTGTAAGGAAATCTTTAATGGCGTACCAAGAATTGCCATTGAAAGCTGGGAAGTCGATCGCAACTACGGCTTAGATCGTGGGCAGCCGTCTCCAGACAGCTTGGCTGAGCTGCTTACGGCATACTACGAAGATCGTGACAAGCTTAAGGCTGATGGACAATGGTGCAAGGAACGCATTGAACAATTCACTTGGACAGATATTACGCAAAAAATGCTGGAAACAGTTGAAGCAGTGTTGGCAAAGCAGCCAGAGGAGGAATTTAAAGGCTTTGGCACTCCTGCAAAAATTGTTTGATCATCATGGAAATCTCTCAAATCTTTCTAACTACTGATCCGGAAGAAAAACTTTCCCCTTTTCTTCAATATGCCACTAGCACTATTGATTCAGTTTTTCCCAAAGCCAATCACACTATTTACAACAATGAGCAACTCCGTGATTTCATTGCTTCTGTTTATGGTGGGCACGTTTTATGGGCTTACGATTCGTTACGTCCTTTTTCGTATAAAGCTGATCTTGGGCGCTTCTGTCTCCTCAATCATTTTGGCGGCTGGTATTTCGACATTGCTATTCGCGCTGTTAATGCTGTGGACGTGGGAGATCGCATTAAATTTTTAGCCTTTCGCGATATTCAGCGGTTTAGTTATACCAGTTGGGCTTGCGCCACTACTGTTTTATATTCACAGCCCAATAATGAGGCTTTACAAACTGCCATTGAAATGATTGTGGCCAACTGTGTGGAACAATATTACGGCATCACGCCATTGTGCCCTACTGGCCCCACGCTTCTTGGCAAGGCATTGGCATGTAATGGCAGTCAGCCAGATTTTGTCTATGGCGATTATTTGGAACTTACGCCAACGCATGAGCAGAAAAACCGAGCATTTGTCTTGCCTGATGGCACGATCATGGCTTGGAGCAAGCCTGCCGGTGGCGGTGATCTTACGGGGCTTGGCGCTAAGAGTGTGAACAATTACAACGAGATGTGGGCTGCGAGGGAGGTTTATGAAACCGTCTGACTGCACCATTTATGCAGTGTGCATTCAAAACGAGAAAGTGCGCTATGAAGCGCAGTCTCGCATTGTTCCAATTATGGGAGGTGCGTGGAATATTGTCGATGCAGAGCGCAGGGTATTGCGTGAGCGAGGTTATGTTTTTGACGACGAAGGCGCATTTCTTTCGCCATTGAATCGACGCTGGGGAGAGCTGTCTTGCGTCCATTGGATGATCTTAAATGCCAAAGAAGAAAACATTGGCAATGCTCAATATCGTCGGAATTGGTTGGAACCAAAGAATCAGTGGTATGCAGAAGATACGTTGTATGTGCCCGAGCCGGCTGTCTTTAATTGCACGCTAGAGCAGCAATTTTATGGCGGCCATTCAGACTTTGACGCCCCTGCCATCACCCGCAAACTTGCTGATACTGGCAAATGGCTTTTCACTCGCGAAGAGATTGATAAATTATGGGCACAAAATTTATTCATTGGTTGCAATATGGCGCGTGGACCATTGCAACATTACAAACGATTTTTTACTATTTTGTTTAATGGTTTATTTCCAATTTGGGAAGAGCATAAAGAACATTTTCTTTCTATTGAAGGATATGACAAGCGAGCTATTGCATTCATTGCGGAGCGCCTGCTTACTGGCCTGGTTTTGTATCGCGACAAATTCTTCCCCGGCATGACCATTGAAACGGCGCCGATAGGATTTATTAATTGAGTATGCTTAAGGAAAGCGTTAATCCCATGACCAAAAAAGAAAAGCAAGCCAAAGTGGCCAAAGTGATGCGCGAGTTTAAAGCTGGCACATTGAAGGGCAGCGACAAGAAGCCCGTAAAAAATCGGAAGCAGGCCATTGCAATTGCCCTATCGGAAGCTGGCATGAGCCGTCAGGGGAAGAGCGACGAGTATTGGGATAATTATTTCATGACCCTCATTGGAGAAGAGGAAGAAGAAGAGGAGGGCATGGAAGAAG